AAACCAACCTGATGACGTTCTTTGACGAAGTCAAGCCGGAAGTACTAAAGCTTGGCACCAGCATGGTACAAGGCATCGCGGACGGTATCAAAAACGGTGCCGGATGGATTAAAGATGCGCTGTTGCAAGCTGCTCGGGATGCGTGGTCGGCGGTAACGTCTTGGTTTAGCGGTCAAGGTTCGGGCAGTGGTGGCGACGGCGGCGAAGGCGACACCGGCGGCGGTGGGACTGGTCGGTCTTTGCGCTTGGGTGGAGCAAGTGCGAACACAAACGGAGTCGTCTACAATCTCAACATGCACGCGTCTTATAGCAACAATCAATCTGAGTCATCGCTGATTAACGACGCACGGGCTTGGATGATGACACTGGGGGCAGAGTAGCATGAACGCAATTACATTCACACGCGGAACCAACACGTATACGTTCAATGTTGATAACGGCGGGCCCAACGGAATCACTATGTATTTAACAGGTGCTATTGGTTGGGGAATACCACCAATCACACGCATCACGCAACGCGGGCCGTTTCAAAATGGCGATACTGACATTGACTTTCGACTTAATCCGCGAATCATTAATCTTCCCATTGTCGTCCCGTGCGACTCATACGAGGTGATGATGGCAAACCGGGAGAGTCTGATTGAGATGTTCACACCCGGCAATGACACTGCGACGCTTCGGCAATCCATAAACACATTCCCGTTTGCACAAGACCAAAGCATCGATGTCAAAATCGCAGGCGCAACGATGGACTCAACGCCAAACGACTTCAACTTGCGTGCGGTTATTCAGCTTCGAGCCGATGACCCAACATGGTACGGGACGACGCAACAAATATTCCAAATCACAAATACGCAATTTGGAACACCTACTCCGTATCCAAAACCTTACCCAGTTCCATATGGCGCGTATTCAGTCAACAATGTGTTGACTTTTTCATACACCGGCAACGTTGTTTCATATCCAATTTTGCAATGCATTGGCCCGCTGACAAATCTGGTAATATCAGACGGAGCCGGAAGATTAATCTCATTCACCAATACAATACCAGCTTTAAATACGTGGACGGTTGACCTGCGCTTTGGTCGCAAAACAATCACCGACCAAAACGGTGTGAATCAGTTTGCATCGTTAAGCATTACTAGCGATATTGTGAACTTTGGATTGTATCCCGATCCCGTATTCCCTTCAGGTTTACAGACTTTTTCAGTCAGTGCAACGGCAACGACGAACGACTCAATCGTCAATATGTATTACTATAACCGCTACATAGGAGTATAAACACATGGCAGAGCAATCGATTGGAATGGCGACGGGCGTCGGAATAGCATTCGGCGACGGCAATGGCAGCGGCTACGAAACATCGCGGATGATCGCGATGGAAACCAAGACTCTTAACAACGGCGTACTGCAAACCGGCTCACTCATGGCGATGACCGGCAACGGAACCAACACGCTGACCATCGCAGCGGGAGCGGCGATTGTCGGCGGTTACTTCTACGAGAACACGACGTCTGCGGCCATCGTCATTACGACGCTAGCCAACGCCACCTACAACGTCGTTGTCTTTGTCAATGACACCGCTGGCGCTTTGACCGTCTCGAGGAGTGTCAGCGGTACAACCGTAACGACCTACGCAGTGCGTGTTGCAGTGTGTACCGCGGCCCAGCTTGTCGGTCGTACATACTTGCAATTGGGTACCGTGGTAGTCAGCGGTGCGGCAATCACTGCGTCGGGCATTACTACCGACCTTGCAAGGTACGGAACAACGACGCAGATACCATACCAATCCTACGCAACGATGAGCGGCGGTATCGCGACGCTAACATCGGCAAATACTCAATATGAATTGTCGAGTTATGGCACTCCGGTTACATCTGGCGAAGGATTAATTGTTCCTGATGCTGTTTCTAATAATATGACGGTAAAGCGGGCAGGTGTGTATTCAATTTCTGCATTCGTAACATTTACATCAGGTACAACAGGTAGTCGTCGTGTGTCAATATATGTGAATGGAACTGCGGTTTCAGCAACAACATCCACAGCGCCGGGAATTGCAACACATTTTATTACACAATCCGCAATACATGTATTAGCTGCATCAGACGTAATTACCATCAGTTTGCTATCATCCATCGCTTCGCAATCTGTATCGGCCGGCGTGTTTACCGTGGCAAGAATCTAATATGCCAACACAAGCAACGTTCACACTGTACGAAGCGGACGGCACACCGGTCGGTATGATTGACCCGCTGAATTACTCGGTTAGTCATCAGGTCAACTCGCCTAGTGTCCTCGTCCTTCGTCTCGATCTGCGCACCACGTTGGCTGCGCAGATTGAAATCGAATACATTGTCCGCATGATACGCAGCGACGCAGCGGGCGGAATGAATGCATACGAAGAAATCATTGGCGCCGTGCGTGTGATGCGTCGCATGTATAACGTCAATCCGATGATGGAGATTGTCGTCGTCGATGCGACGCGTGTCTTACAAGACCGCATCGTTGCATGGTATCCAAACCTTCAGGGTGTCTCGTGTTTTATGCCGTCAATTTACTCGACAGCATCGTCAATCATCACGCAGTTATGGAACTACAACATCGGCACTAACGCCAACGGAGCGCCACCATACTTGACCGCTGACCTAAGCCGTCGATACAGTACGACGTTATCTCGATGGACCGACGGACGATTGACCGGAGCGGTCAACGTTGCCGACCTCGGATTGGGCACCGGCTTTGCGCTGGCGTGCTCGGGTGAGAACGTACTGATAACCATGCAAAAGATAGCGGACGTGGCTTCGATTGACTTCGAGGTGCGCTTTGATATTGCGACGTTGCAATACACGCTTTTCTATGCTGACACTCTCGGAGCCGACCGTACAAGCGTGGTAAGAATGAGCCAAGCCAACGGTACCATTGGGAACTTCGAATACTCAACCGATGCGATGACCTCGCCAACCTTCGTCATTGCCACGGGTAAGGGCAAAGACAAAGCGATGCTTCGCGGTTCGTTCCCTTCGCCAGCACCGACCGGCTACGAACTGCGCGAAGTACTCATCAAGGGCGGCGACTCCGAAACCGTCGCACATCTAACCGCACTCGCCAAGCGTCGATGGCGGCAAGAGCAACGTAAACAAAAGCTCTACACTATCGAAGTATTGCAATCATCTGTACTCCAATACGGTCGCGATTACTTCCTCGGTGACTTAGTAACGGTAACGCCAGACTCGGTGAACAGCTTTACGCGGAAAATTTTCGGCGTACAATTGAGCGCAGATTCAACCGGTAGAGAGGACGTCAAAATTGAGCTCGCCAACCCCTAACACGGCAGCCATGGTCAACGGTCGGCTCGTTCAGTTGGAACGCGGCGACAACATGGTATACATCACGCTCACACGCACATCGGCGCTCAGCATTACGACTGCTGGCGTAACGGTCACGTGGCAAAACCTCATCGATGCCGGATGCGCAGTCGCTTGGTCGGGCTCTACGATAACGGTGCCGGTGTCGGGCTACTACTCTTTGACTTTGAACGGCAAGATGTCTACACGTGACGCTGTTGTCGGCGACATCCTCGTCAACGGTGTCGAGGTCGCAACGATGGGAAGCGGCGACGGCAAGGATACAAAGTTTCGATTGACCGCTACACGCTTCTTCAAAGTTGACGACGCAATACAACTTCGACTCCAAACCGCAACCGGCACGCATACGCTCCAAGTGAACACCGAAGACGCGGCCGGCGAGTCGCCTATTATCAATCTGGTGTTGCTATGATTTATCGCATCTACGATCCGAAGACCATCACATTTTCGTACTTTGACGACTACGGCGAAGCGTACGCAGTTCCTCCCGAAGGTGCCGACGTTGAAGAACGACCGTTCACCGAAGCCGAAGCAATGGACGCACTGCGCAGCGTGCGGAATACGAAGCTGGTCGATTGTGACTACACGCAGCTACCCGACGTTGGACTCGATGCGGTCACCGTGGACGCGTGGCGAGTGTATCGCCAGCAACTGCGCGACATCACCGACGGGCTCGTTTGGAACGTCACCACGTGGCCAGCGAAGCCGGTATAATACGAATACCGCGGTGTCCTATTCTTGGCAGAACTGCATCGCGGTGCTATAATCAATCATCCGAAGCGGTGCCTTTCCCGTGACGGTCATCTGCATCAACGCCACGCACTGCAATGCGTGGCGTTGGTGTATAATTTAGACATTCCCGGGATGTCCGGGTAATGCTCATACGATTACACGAAGCCCGACGCACCACTTTGCGTCGGGCTTTGTGTTT